TTTGATCTCCGACACGTCCATTATCTAATAATGATTGACTGATTGACGGCAACACTTGTAACATATCACCAACACTATCAATACCAGAATTAAACTTAACAAGAGTATCTCCGGTTGTATGGAAAGCTTGTTTTGTTTCCACCATTGAGGACATAATGGTTTTGACCTGCTTCTTAAGTCTTGAAATACGGGCTCTGGCATACACACGCGATCTACGTGGTATCTTTTTAGTGCCCTTGCGAGTTTTAGAGCTAGCTCTACGACGACGTGCAAAATAGTTTGCCATATATAACTATCCGAATATTTTCTTTAAATACTTATTAAATTATATATTATAACAATTTAAAAACATTTCCTTAAAGAATATATCAATGAGTAAAAAGGCATTTGTAGGCACCGAGGAGGAGGGTAATACTGAATCCTCCTCCTCTAAAAAACAACAACCAGTAAGACGTAAATATTACTGTGGTTCTCTGTTTAACTACGAAACAGTAGGCACAATAGGCATTGAAAATAGACTAAAAGAAATTTGTGAAAAATTTCAATACGGTTTTGAAACGTGCCCTACCACAGGTAACAAGCATTTACAACTGTTTATTGTTCTTAAAAAACCTATGCGTATAACTGAACTAAAAATACCTTGTAATCCTCATCTTGAATCTTGCAGAGGAGATGAAGAAAGTAATCTAAAATATACTTCTAAGGAAAATAATGTAGTGCGATGGGGCTATCCAAAAGAAATTAAAATTATTTCGGATCTAAGACCTTGGCAAAAAGAAATTGAAAATATTATTCTGGCCGAACCTGATGAACGTAAAGTTTACTGGTTTTGGGAATCAACTGGCAATATAGGTAAATCCGCTTTAGTTAAATATTTAGTTGTTAAATATAATTGCCTCTTCTGTCAAGGAGGCAAAGAAAGCGATATTATGAATTTAGTATTCAAAAGTGATATGGATAAATCTAATTGCGTTTTATTTGACATTCCCCGTAGTCATAAAGGAAATATTTCCTATTCTTCCTTGGAGAATATAAAAAACGGCCTTGTATGTAATACTAAATACGAAACTGGTTATAAAGTTTTTAACTCACCACACGTAATATGCTTTGCGAACTTTCCACCAGCGAAACCAGAAGAACTTAGTAAAGACCGATGGGTTATTAGCTGTCTTAACCAAGAGGAAGACGAGCTTGATATTATAGATATGTGTTAATCAGGGTGTGCGGGCGCGAGAAACAGAATCTGGCAGGATTTCTGCGAAAGCGAAGTTAAAAGTTGCGGTCTCCGGGGCGGGACGACGCCCCTACGCCGTGTGCGGGCGCGAGAGATTAGCTATTAATAAGTAATACAATTATTTATTAATTTATGCGTCTTCATAATTGAAGACTGAATCATATTGCAAACCTACTTTTGTATTTACTACATCAACTGTGCTTCCATCTAGATAACAATATCCTAGAACCATAAATGGTGCCCAGTTTGTCGGAACAAGTGGAGTAGTATAAGCATCGTATTTCAATAATTTATTTTTACATTTAATATTTATGTTAAAAAACTTAATAGTCTTTCTAACATCAGAAGCAATAGCAGATATACCAGGACTAGCAGCACCATTAGGAGATATAATTGCGTCTTGTGATAAGTATATTACTCTTTCATAATGCTTAGTAAACACATCTGTATTAATTGGTGAATATAAATCACGCAATGCTCCTGTAAACCCAGTTGTGGTTCCACCTTTTTTAAGAAGAGATCCTAGCCAAGAAGTCTGGGTAGTCGCATCAGAATAACTTGAACGGTTTTTAAAACTTATTACCATAAGTCTTACTGCTACCGTAGGCATCGTTGTATTAGCAACTGCGTTGTTAATATCCAACTTAACAAAACCTTTAACATTCAAGGACTGAGCGCGGATTTGATCTCCGACACGTCCATTATCTAATAATGATTGACTGATTGACGGCAACACTTGTAACATATCACCAACACTATCAATACCAGAATTAAACTTAACAAGAGTATCTCCGGTTGTATG